GGAAAATCATTACTGAAATTCCTCTTTCTTTTGGGTGACTGAAGGGACTCGAACCCTCGACATTCAGAACCACAATCTAAGGAATTGTACTGGGTATTATATTGATAATCATTTTGTTGTTTTATGTTTTGTTCTTGTTTGGGTAAACAATGGGTAAACAATTTATAAAATCATCACATTGTTGGTTTAGACCCACCGCTGATTTTCGGAGATGGGTCGTGTTCCGCTTCTTGTCTCCGTTTCTCGTCCTCGTCTTTGAGATACTTGTTTCTTATCTCTTTGATGTCATTGGTCATTCCCCATACCTTGAAGAAGAGGATGATTTGCAGTAATCCGAATATTAGGAGTATGATAGTTAGAAAGTCAATCATATATTTTTAAATCAATTTTTCTTAATCCCATAAATTCATCCTTATCACTCAAATAGTAATCGCACTTTTTGCAAAACTCATCTTCTGAGATTTGGCAATTTCCATAAGCCCTTATTGCAGAAGATGGTGCTACTACGATGATACAATCAGCTTTTGCAGACTCATATTTTTCTCCAAAATTTTTATCACAATAGGAAACACATAGTCCTATATAAGGTATTTTAGTAGTTACCTTGCTTGATATTCGCTGATAAATCAGATTAGAAACATCTTCTACTATACGTTTAGCTCTTTGTCTTTTATCTAATACTCTATTATTGAATACAGATGAATATATTAAAGTATTGAAAAGTAAGATATTTCCTGTATTGTATACAAGGATTTCTGGATTCCATGATGAATTGGCAAAACTGAAATCATTTTTTCCGCTTCCTTGATACATTTCGGAATATAAATCGGATATGTATTCTTTGTTAGCTTTTAATACCGGATTTATGTTTTGAGCAGTATCTATTTTATTCAGAAATTGTTGTTGGGCTTCAGCAACCATCTGGGTTGATGAAGTTGATGCCTGTAATTTTGCAAGGCTTACCATACTTTTTAATTTATTGATTCCATCAGCATTGAAATACTTATTTTGTGCGAAACCAAACATTGGCAGCATTGCCATTAGAAATAAAATTTTCTTCATAATCTTAGATATTTAGTTTGTTCTTTAATTCGTTGAAAATGTCGGTGTTTTTAAGTTCTCCCCAATAGTATTTTTTGTATCTATCTCGGTCAAAGCTGTCTTTTTTCTCATAAACGATTAGACACCGTTTGTCACAAAGGATTATTACAGTCGATTCAAGGAGGCAAGCATATGAGCGAGCTTGCAAAAATGCTTCTTCTATTTCCTGGTTATTTTTCATGTAGAGTTTTGCCTCGATTAAAACCTTTGCTTTTTCTTCGTCTGGCTTATTATCGTAATGCAGAGCATAGTCGGGAAATATCCGGTGTCCACGTCCTGCATGTATTGGTAATTGACGAATGAAGTCTTTGTTCTCATACCATCCCATAGAGTTAAGCAATGGTTCCAGTAGTTGTAGTTCCACATCTCTTTCTTTTTCTATACTTACATTCTTGGGTAGTGTAGGAGTATATAGCTTTGGTAGGGTATCTATATCAAATCCTTTTGCCTTTATCATTCGTAGGAGTTCTGAATAATCTTCGCTACTCATTGACCATCCGTTAACTCCTTGAAAGTTCTTTCTTATGAGCGGGTGGCTGGAGAAGTATTCATCTTCCCGAAACTCTTTTAATGTGATGTGAGGAATAGCTATTCTATTGCCAATATAGATACACCCATAATATCGGAATAGAGGGTCTATTACACCATCTGTAAGCGATATTTCTATGCAAGTGACTGCGCTGATTGGAGACGTTTCGTAATGAACAAGAATATCCCCTTTCTTCGTATCAGGACTTGATTGCCAGAATTTTGATTCTAAGGATTTATCTTCTTGGCATAATCTGCCACCAATGAGCCATACTTGTGACGGCTTGGGTATGTCTATTTTCTTGCTTGGAAGATTATTGGGGGCGAAGTCGTATAGGAAAGACCATAGCTCTGCTGGAGATAGCCCATTTTCTTTCCTGAATAGATAAAGCACCTCACAAAGTTCCCAATAATACATACACCTTCCTTTGTAATCAGTTCTTTTGGGGATATTGGGGAGGTCTATGTTAAAAAAGTCCGCTATTTTATTCAGTTCGAAGATACGGCAAAGAAATAGATATGGAAAGAAATATTCGGGGGCGAACTGTGATAAGACATAGGACATCGGCTGGATAATCTCAAGCATATTCTTGAAGTCGTTAGCAGGAAGCCATTGTTGCTCTTCTACCCTTATACCTAATGTGATAAGTGAAATGTATAAACCTTTTGCTTCTTCCAATGATGTAGGGTGGTCATAATCTGATACACTGTAGCAATATATATTCTCCAACCAGTCGTTGTATAAATCTTCCGGTATGAAATTAGCATGCAGACAATAATCTTTGAATAAGGCATACCCTCTTGCATCGGAAAAGTATTTTATCATCTCTATTCCGATTACGGTCTGTTTATACAAGTTCCATGTGTATTGATTGAATTTCATAGTATCACCATCCTTTATCAGTCAACACTTTTACTACTTTCCATACGGAAACAATCATGTTTTTAGGCAGTTCTTCGTCTGCGACTTTCTCGTTATGGGATATGCACCAAATATATTCCTTTGGATTTTCTTCATATCTTGCCACTTCCTTAGTTATGCGTCTTCCGTCTTTTAACACAATAACAAATATATTCCCATAGCCAAAATACTCTCTCCAATTAGCAACTTCACGTATTAGCATCAGGCTACCCGGTGGTATGGTCGGAATCATACTATCTCCTGATTGATATATAGCCCTATCTTCATCCTTTGCATTTACAAAAGGAACGTACCCTTCAATGTATTGTGGCTCTCCTTCGATTTCGTTATTCGAGTGCATTCCTCCTACGCTATCAATATGAATAACAGGAATGAGCTTATATGTTGCATCGGCGGACGTTTGCTCTGGTTGAGTGAGAATATCTTCTTTTGGAAAATTGTTGTTAATAAGCATGTCTCCGTCTCCAGTAAGAAGCCAAGAGGTATTAAGACTAGGATAAACAGATTTAATTTTTTCGAGCGATGATGTTCTAATGCTATCTCCGACTTTACTGACGAATCCTTTAGCTAATCCAGTTGCTTTCTCAAAAGACCCTTCACTTATATTGATAGAAGCAAGAAATAATTTCAATCTTTCTCGTGTATTCATAACTCTTAATTGTTTTACTGAAATAAAATCAGTATATTTGCATCGAAATCAAGTTGCGGATGATTTTGATTAAATTGTTTAACTGTTCCCGTAAGGGACTATATAGGCGACTTCCTCAAACCGCAACTTTGGGGTTGGTCGCTTTTGTTTTATTGATATGAATAATGAACTTGCAAAATTGATTCCTAATGACATCAGTAAAATAACAGTTATTACATTACTTGAGCTATTAATGAAATTTGGTACTCCTAAAGAGGATATTAGGATTGCGCTTTCAATAATTCAAGGAGTACATTCTGCATCCCAGCATAACGTTGATGCTTTTCTTCTTCGCTATAGCTCAGAAATTCATGTAGAAAATCTTCTATCTCCTCAACCTTAAGAGTGCCCTTCATGTCGTTTATGAGATGGCTTATTAGGTTTTTATTTTCATTATTTATCAAAGCCATAATAGTCTGCAAAATATATTCTCTTGCCAACATCTTGGCAAAGCCTCCATCGTCTTTATTTTCATGAAATGCTTTAAACATAAACTGTAAAGAGCTTATTAAATCTCCATGTTGTCGGGCAATGAGAATTGGAACAACTCTCATCATTTCCTTTTTTACATCAAATTGTGTTTCTAAACTCGACTTCTTTATTTTTCCTTCAAATTCAGCTCTAAACTTATCAATTTTTTGACTTGTACCTTTTATATCGATGAATGTGTATATATTCCATCCTATCAATACAGTAACCAATAATGACAATATTCCTACTATCACTCCTTGGTAATCAAATCCTAACTCGGGAGTCCTATATGCGGCTATGCAGGTCGCTATAATAGCAATTGTCATTGCCACAATACTCAATCCTAAAGCCCAATTTTCTTTCTTCATATTATAATAAAGTATAAACTACCCTAATAGTTAAATAATATTTATTACTGAAATATAATCAGTAAAATTATTTTGTACTGAAAATAAATCAGTATCTTTGCATCACGATAACGATACAAAGATACGCAACTTACAAATAAGGTGCAATAGTATAAACATATTAAATCACACGATTATGAGCACGAAGAATTTTTTACACGAAGTTATGAGTCTTGCATGGCAGTTTGTTCGCAAGAACGGTTTTACGATGTCAGAAGCATTAAAGTGCGCTTGGGCTAACATGAAATTGAAATTGCAGATGAAAAGCAAGATTGTGAAATTCTACTTTCAAAAGGTGGATGGTTCTGTAAGAGAAGCCTACGGTACACTAAATGAAAAGCTGATGCCTACCATCACTGGTACTGACAACAGAAAGAAGAACGATACAGTCCAGACCTATTTCGACACAGAACGCCAAGAGTTCAGATGCTACAAGAAAGCTAACCTTTTAAAAATTGCCTGATATGAGAAACTATAGAGTATGTGATAGTATAGAAGCTTATGCTTTTGAAAAGGCTTTAGATAAGGCTTGTGAAGAACTTGAAGAGGTGGATAAAATGTCTGATGCAGAGGCATGCGTTTTCTGCAACACCGATACGAAAGAAGAAGCCTTAGAGGTTATTCAAGAAGAGATTGATTATATAGAGTTTCAACTTGATAGAATGGCAGTATGATAGAGGCATTGATAGTATTAAGCTGCTTGTATGCAAGCTACTGGCTTTTCAGAAAGCCGGGCGAGAAGTTCTTTTATGATGATTAATCACACGATTATATCACGCACGACAGCCCTATTGACGGATTGAACGGCAACTGATAGCGAGAATCGGGTAGGGCACTATTGATTAGTTCTTTGACAAGTATGTGAAAACCTTTGCGGTGTAATTCATAAGCCGTACAAGATTAACCAAGATAACGAAATATAGAAGCTGCCATAGCAGGGATGCGGTGACTGGTAGTAGGCTATATTGATTTGAAATGAACTTTACTTTCAGCACCGAAAATCATCTTTACGGTGTCAAGTATGCGGGGCAGGTGTCCGTATCGCTGAAAGGTCTAATATAGCCCGTACTGAACTGAAATAAGGTTCTACTATTCGATTAGGGTACGGGTACTAACTCTAATTCAGCAAATTATGAAAAAAGAATTAATGGATAAAATTTTGTCTGAAATAAGTAAGGGGATAAAAGAGGCCCGTAAGTCAATAAAAAAATATGGAGCTGCCATACCAAAGCAGGATATAATGGTAATTATAAGAAATGAAAAGGGGGCTTTACAGGCAATAAAAACGGTTGAAGTTTAAAATATATAGTGATGATTAAAAGAATACTTCAGTATTTCAGAAAAAGGAAAGAGCAGAAGTTACGCAAAGAACTTCTGCTGAAAGTAGGCACACATTCAACTACTCAAGCCGTTCAAGCTTGGGTAGAGTTCATCCTTGACGGTAAGACCTCTAAAGAGCTTCTTCTATCAGCTGGCGAAGATGAGAGAGTGAAAACTTGGATTGGATTATTAGGCATCCAGTCTCGACAGTCCAATGCTCCCTCTGATAAGGGGTAGCGACAAATATTTCACATCCTTGTTCATCACCAAATGATTTAGACTTGACAGCAGCGATGTGATTGACATTAATCAGTACAGATTCCCCGTCTTGGGGAATTTCAATAAACTGTTTCATACTTCTTAATTTTTAGATTTGACACCTCAAAGTTAAGAAAATCCCCTGATTATAACGTGATGTTGCCAATCGAATTGGTTCAGGGGAACAAAGCCACAGAAAAGGTCAGTGCTATACCGTACTAAAAGCCGTGAGGGATGCTGAGTACAAGCTACCCCTTTACCCTTGTACGGGTGGTTAAAATTGTTTTGTCGTGTTTTATTTTGTGTTTGTACTGGGTGTACCGTCTGTGAAGATAGCGCACCTTTTTCCGGTGATATGGCGGAATAGGAAACGCGTTGCTCGGCAATAAACTTAGCAATTTATGCAGGTTCAAATCCTGCTATCACCACTATTTTTTTCAAAATTAAAGCGTATGATAAAGGAAATTAAAGTAGATGAGAACTATCAGACAACTAAGTTATTTGATAGTATAAAGGTTGGGGATATATATCGAATCCCCTTTGAAGACTCTCGGCACACTGGGATAAAAATGGAAGCTGCCCGAAGAAACAAAGAAGCACGGCTCACGAAGAAGCTGAAAGGAAAACTTGACATTATGTATAGGGTATCAAAAACAGATTGCCCAGGTTTTTCTTCGCTTATACGACTGAAATAATCATTAGTTCACACGATTATGGAACGGGTATTTACAGAACTCACCCCTGAATGCGAGGTTACAGCACGGATGTATGCGCAAGGGTATGAGAAAAAGGAAATTGCCAATATCAAATGTCGGGCGGTTAGCACAATTAACAACCAGTTGCAAAAGGCTTTTGATATATTGCATGTACGGAATGGGAGAGAGCTTGCTACCATGCTTTACGAACGGATAGCCGGTGTGAAACTTACAATGGATTTTTCACCAACAGTTCGTATGTCTGTAGCTTATAGTTTGCTATGTATATTTTCTCTATCGCTTTATCACGAACAGAGCGAAATGAGAAGAGGAAGAGAATTAAGAGTAGAACGGATTGAAATAATAAGGAGGGCGGAATGAATATAGAAGAAATCCAATCCATTATGATAGACAGTTATCAGGTTGGTTATATGGAGGCGGTCAAGGCATATGAGCCGGCACAAGACCTTATCCGATTGAGGGATGTAAAGAAATGGCTAAGGATGATGCGAATAGACTGGAAGCGGTTCAATGTACTTGTGAATAAAGAACTGATAAAGCCTATCAGAAAAGGAGAAAGCCGAAATTCCCCCCTTTATTATTCAAAAACAGAAATCAAACAAGCCTTGTCGCTGGCGAATGTCAGCGGAATAATGGCGAGAGATACAATTGGATTAACCTTTTAAATATTTACGATTATGAGTAATGAGAAAGATTTAGTATTAAGAGATTCTGCATTTGAAATCCAAACAGCGGATTTAAGTAAGAATGAACTTCCTTCTTTGGAAGATGCGCAGGAGTTACCAATAGATTTGTGTGGCAATTATTGGACGCCTGAACATGCCGGTGAGTTTAAGAAAATGTTTTTTGTGGAAATCAAACCGCAAAAGGTCTTGAGTGCAACTAATCCGGATGAATTGATTGATTTAGATTGTGCTACATTTCTTGAAAAGACAGCAAACGGTACTGTTCAGACAGTGACAAACGGTTCCCGTAGGTTGGTAGGTATTCTGGAACAATATTTAGAAAATGGTTCTCTCAAAAGTGGTATGCCTCTTAAAATTACCTACATGGGTAAGAAAAAGAATAAGACCAATAATTTTCAATCTGACAATTGGTCCGTAAGACCTCTTCGTCTTAATCTGCCTGTTGCCGGATGATGGAGGATTTTAATATTGATGATTTTTCAGAGGGGGAAGAACTTAACCCCTCTGCCTATAATCCAGAAGATTATCCTACTAAAGAAACAGTTTTGGATTTTATCGCCTTGAATTGTAATAAACCGCCTGTTAATATTGACCTGATAGAATTGAGTATTAATGGAAGCGTAAAACGTGACCCTATGGAAATGTATCTTCAAAGTAAGTGTATTTCTTCCTCTAATTTGAAAAATGCTCTTAAAACACCGCGCTCTTTCTATTATGATTGGGAACGGGTTTTTGAGGAGAAAGAGAAGCCTCACTTTCAATTAGGAACCTTTGCCCACATGGCATTTCTGGAACCACGTCTATTTGAACTTGTAAAAGTAGAGCCTAATTGTAATCAGGCGTCCAAAGAAGGGGTGTTAGCTATGATTCGGTATTATAATGAACTATTGGCGAAAGAAGCAGGCTATGTGAAAGAGGTTGAAGATGATATTCCTTCCGTTAATTGGAATTTCAATGTTTTAAAAGAATACCGGGATAGATTGAGACAAACCTGCATTGATTTGGGGTATTCTTTCATCAGCGAAGAAATGAGCATGATTATTAATGCTCTGAAAAGGAACTACTACTGGTATGGTGGTGGTATCATACAGCAGCTTTTAAAAGGTGCTTGTTCGGAAGTTTCTTTTTATGGACGAGACAAGGAAACCCAACTTGATGTAAGGGTTCGACCGGATTATTTCAATATAGAAGAGAATATCGGTGTGAATGCCGTAATCTCTTTTAAGACCACACGTGCCGATGACCTTGGTAAGTTCTACTATGATTGTGCCAAACTCAAGTACGAGCTCTCAGAAGGTATGTATCAGGAAGTAATGAGCAGTATTACCGGGCGAAAATTCAATGTAACTATAATGATTATGTTGCAGACGGTAGAGCCTTATGATGTAGCCGTTCTCTTCTGGTCTCCCGATGATTTGGCAAATGGAAAATATAAGTATCACTACGCTCTTTCGATTGTTAAAGATTGCTTTGAAAAGAAATGGTTTCCCGGCTATGATGCCAAGGCAGAAGAAGGTGCCCGTGGTATTATCGACATGCAGCTTCCTGAATGGAGCCATAAACTGCTTCATCCGGTGGCCATTGATGATTTTGAATGAATGGAACTGTGCAAAACCGATATTCAAACGATAGAGCGTCTTCTTAGGCAATGTTCTGAAAGAATAGAGAAGTATGCGCCTAAGACTTCCCCCGCTCAAGATTTATGCAGGCGTTGCAAGAAAATGATTAAACGAATAAACAATAAGAAATGACAGATTTAAAAGATTATTTGCCGGATGAAATAATATTCAAATTACCGACAACAGTAAAATTCCCCGAAGTGATTTTTCCTGATTGCATTTGCATGGATGATGTGAAGAAAAAACTTTCGGAACATTTTGTAACCATCCAAGAAAAGGATGTAATTGCTAACCGGGTGATGGATGAGTATGAAATATCCATTATTCGTGCCAATTATGGTGAAATAGCCGAGGAACAAATACCGGAACTTGAAAGCCAGTTTGAAAGTCTGAAGGCAAAATTCAATGCAGAGAAGAAAGATTTTGAAGCAAAGATTTCGGCTTTAAACACCCAATTCAAAGACTTGGTTAATTTGGCTAAAAAAGGTCTCAAGGATTATCCTTTGAAGATGATTGATACCTTCCGCATTCCAGTAATGGGGTATTATTTGTATTATTCATGGGTGAATGAAGCTTTTCGTTTGGCTTTGGTGCAGGAGATTCCTAAACATGAGTATAATGACCTGTTCAATTCGGGTGAAATGAACCAGGAAGCATTTAAATCCCTTGGGTATGAATTACCGGATATTGAAGTTAAGGATACCCGTAAGAATCTTCGCAAATTTGGTAAAGGCGAGGAAGTTGTAGAGGTTTGGGAAGAGGAAGGGCAGGATGTATGGTTAGAACATTGGATTGAGGATTTCCTTGATGAAAATAACGGTGAGATAATTCCTATACAACGCCATGAGTGGCACAGAGTTTCGATTGAAGAAAGTCCATGGAGAAAGGAGGAGAACTATGACGAGACTGAAGTACAAGAAAGGAAGGCCGTCGAAGTATCAGACGAGTTTGAAGAATAACCCCTATTGGGAAGAAGTAAAACGTAAGGTTCGTGTTCGTGACGGACACTGTTGCCGGATGTGTGGCAAGACCTATAATCTGGAGATTCATCATAAAACCTACCAGATAGGCGGTATGTCTATTGTCGGACATGAATTGGAACATTTGGATTGTTTGGTAACTCTTTGTGAAGAGTGCCATGCGAAGGTTCATGAAAGATAACTTTGTTAACCTGCCTGCCCGGTCTGTGAAGATATGGCGGGTAAATGAGGGAATGTAGCTCAGCGGATAGAGCGCCGTGTGTGGTGGAAGGTTGAGAGTTCGAGTCTCTCAAGATATACTCTTAGCTTAACGGGAGAGCACCACAAACGGTAGTCGGTGGTTCGAATCCACCTGTTCCCACAAACTTGTGTTGGAAAGGGGACATGAAAGTGTTCGGTTGCAAATGGTTATTTCTGTAATGCGCATGCGAATAGTGTCCCCGATGCTATCAAGTGAGCAGTGCTACTGAACCGCATGAGAATTATATGCAATATCCCGTAGAATGCGCTTCGAGGCTTTTAATTCTAAATCAACAACTTGTCATTATATGAATGCAAAACAATTTTATGATGAGGTCGTAAAACTTCGTCGTTTGCAAAAGAAATATTTTTGTATTCGTTCCTCTGGTACTTTACGTTCCAGAAAAAACAAGAAAAACTTATTGATAGTGAAATAGACCGTATTGAAAGATTGATTCAAAAACACCATAATACTAATTTATTTGACCATGAGACAGATAAGCAGGAGACAAGCACAGTTGAATAGAGAGGTTGCTGCAATAAAGAAGAACTTACCTCCATGTTGTGCAATTTGTGGTAGACCGATGTCGGACGCTGCACATCTTGTTCCTAAGAGTATGTACCCAGAACACTATACCAATCCCTTAAATATCGTTGGATTATGCAGGGAATGTCATAATAAGTATGATAATAATTTAGCCTTCAGACAAAGACAGAAACGTCTTATTGAGCGTGTGAAGTCTTTTGATGAATGTGCGGCAAACAGATATTTTCATTTATGAACAGCTATCAATTGATTTCCAAACTCCGTAAGGTTCGGGGTGACACTTATCTTTCTACAGCTTCTCAGGCTCTTTATCACGAACTTGTTGCTATCTGTAATGATATGAAGTGGAAAGAAGTGTTTTTCATCCGTAGTAGCCTGCTTTGTGCTAATTTGGATATATCTGATAATACTTTGCGTAAATCAAGGGAAAGTCTTGCTGACGCTCAGCTCATATACTATAAAACCAGCAAGGATAGACGTATAGGATGCTATTATTCATTTGTCAAAAGCATAGATGATGATGTTATATCGTCCTCAATATCTCCCGCAATATCATCCTCAAAAAATGCGGATGAAACTTCGGATGATATTGCGGGTGAAAACGTTAGTAGTAATATAGACACCTCCTCAATATCATCTTCAACATCATCCGCAAAATTTGCAGATGATAAAATAACATCATTCGCAATATCATCCGTAAATTTTGCGGATGAAAGTCAAATTCCACATATTATAGATAATATAAACATAAAACAAGAGGATAGTCTCGCGCATACGCACGAGAGCTCCCCACTTCCAAAGAAAAAATCCCGAAAGGAGATAAAGGATGAAAAACCTCTGGTCTATCCGTTTTCTTCAATAGCATTCATGTCCGCTTGGGAAACGCTTCGTCAGACACCGAAATGGAAAAAGAAACTTAATTACGCTTTGCAACTTTCACTTGATAAACTTTCCAAATTTGAAGAAGAATTTGCTATTAGGCAAGTTGAGAGAGCGATAGAATCTGGTTGGACAGGTGTGGTGTTTACTGGAACGGAGAGAGATTATCAAGAATGGCTAAATTTAAAATACAATGGAAGCAATCGGAAAACAGATGCAAAGCCGGACGAAAGCTCCGCCGGCATCCAATCAATCGTCTTCGGTAAATAAGGTTAATCAGAAGCAATGGAGTAGGGAACAGGCTGACATATATTGGCGTAATCAACTCGTTGCATCTATGAAAACAATCTCGCCAGTCTTTATGGTTGATGATAGTAATCGCCAATTATTGAAAGCCCTTTATCAATGGGTTTGGGGGATTCCCGGAGTATTGGATGTAAGCAAGGGATTATTATTACACGGCTCTATCGGAGTGGGCAAGTCCACTTTGCTGAAAGGGCTACAGAACTATGCGGCAAAAATTGCCCGTTATTGTATTGGCGGCGCGGATGCCGGATTGACCTTTCAGTTTACCAGTGCTGCCGAGATTGCCTTACAGTTTGCCGAGAAAGGTATTATCGGGTTGAACCTGTACACAGATAGGTCATGTATGCACAATCTTGCCATTGACGAAGTAGGACGGGAGCCTATGGATGCCAAGCACTTTGGTACGGGCATAAATGCCATTCAGACCGTTTTACAACTCCGTTATGAGCAGCGATATAATTTCTATACCCACATGACTACCAATCTTGACCCGGACAAGGAGTTCTCTCAACGGTATGGAGCCTATATAGCCGACCGGGTGAAAGAGATGTTTAATGTGATAAAAATCGAGGGGGAAAGCCGAAGATGAAAGATATAAAACTGATAGCGACTATTCTGTCAATCCTGACAGCGTATGCCGCTTTTTATTTTGTCTGCTACTGGATAGCGGACTATTGTTTAAGGACTTACTTGTGACTGATGAAAAAAGATACACGATTATGAAACCAAGAAAACAATTAATTGACGCCGCCACAGCCGATGGTAGCATTGACAGAATGAACAGCCTTCTTTCAGCCGCACACATACTTAACTGTGAAGCCAACAGTTTGGTGGAAAAAGCGGTAGACTTGATGAGCGCCAAAGGACTGCTTCTCGGAAACCTGAAGAGGCTGCATAACAATTTCGTTAAAAGCGCAGATTTGTACTTTCTGGAATTCTCCTCACTCGTAGAGACAGAGAAATCGAAGATGGATATGTTCAGGGACATGGACGACTTCGACGCCAAGTTCCGCGAGTGGGCAAAATTACCGTCTGATTGGAAACCTAAAGAATCAGAAGAATGAGTGAAAGATTGACACACGGCTCTCTGTTTAGCGGCATCGGTGGTCCGGAAATAGCTGCCGAAATAATGGGCTGGAAAAACGTGTTCCATTGTGAAATAAACCCGTTCGGGAGAAAAATACTTGATTATTGGTTTCCAAACAGCAAAAGTTATGAAGACATCACGAAAACAGATTTTACAGAGTGGCGGGAAAAAATCAATGTCCTCACCGGAGGTTTCCCATGCCAGCCTTTTTCTTGCGCAGGACAGCGAAAGGGAGCGGAACATGACCGCTACCTCTGGCCGGAAATGCTACGAGCGATACGGGAGATTCAGCCCGATTGGATTGTTGGTGAAAACGTTGCTGGAATCCTCACGATGGTACAGCCAGGTAGTGAAACTCCGTTGGGACGTGAAGAATCTCTGTTCGGAGAGGTTGACCGAGAAAGAATATTGCATCGGCAGGAATACGTCGTCGAAACAGTGTGTAACGACCTTGAACGTGAAGGATATTCCGTCCAACCGGTTGTTATTCCGGCTTGTGCCGTCGGAGCGCCGCACAGAAGAGACCGTGTCTTCTTTATTGCCCACCGTGCAGACGCAGGGGTTAAAGGTATGCAACGAAAATGGGAAAACAACATTCTATCCGGTAGGGCTGCTCCCAACTCCGATGTCTACCGACATACACCATGCAAAACGGGTGAAGGATTTGAAAAATGCAGGTGCAAAAACGATGGCGAGTCGAAGAAACGGAAGCAATCGTCCGAATGGCCTAATGGATTTCATGGATTTCCACGGAATGTTACCTACACCAACGACAAGTTGTCACAATCCCGGAACGGCAAAGGACCGGAAAGACGGCAGTCCCCGGACATCAGAACTGAACCATTTGTGTGCCCGCCTGATTGGGAAAACTTCCCTACTCAATCCCCTGTTTGTAGCCGAGATGATGGGATTTCCACCAGATTGGACGGTATTGCCTTTTCAAAGTGGCGGCAGGAATCGATAAAGGCATACGGCAATGCGATTGTCCCACAAGTAATGTATGAGATATTTCTGGCAATAGAATCTATAGAAAAAGGCAAATAGTATGAACATCCATCAGACAGTCCCCCGCTCCGATTGCACCTCTTTCGCGAAATGTGGCAAGCATTCCCTTGCTTATTGCCGGAAGTACGGTGCATCCGAATGCGGTCCGTGCGAGATAGTGAAGCGGAAACCGAGGAACCGGGTGATGGTGGACGGTGTAGAACGCAAGGTGTGCAGCCGCTGCAAAAGACAGTTTCTACTATCCTGCTTCTATGACAGGACAATCTATCGCAACGGAAAGGCGTATCACATCAAGACATCATGGTGCAAAATGTGTGTTTCGGAAGACAATCGGGAACGGAATAAAAGAAAGGAAAACAAATGAATTTACAGTCAAAAATAGATTATTCAATAACCTTGCTTCGCAAGAGTGAAAGAATGGCATTGGAACTTGACCCGGAGAATGGATTCTATTTGGCATTCTCCGGCGGAAAAGATAGTCAGGCATTATACCATATTGCAAAACTGGCAGGAGTAAAATTCAAGGCTCACATGAACCTTACAAGTATAGACCCGCCAGAGGTTATTCGCTTTGTGAAACGGAATTATCCGGATGTGGAGCTGATAAAGCCTAAGATGTCAATTTACTACATGGCTTTGAAAAAGCACTTATTGCCTACAAGAACGATAAGATGGTGTTGTGCCGAGTTCAAGGAAACATCCGGTGCAGGAAAGGTTACGCTGATTGGAATCCGCAAGCAGGAAAGCACAAGACGGAGCAAGCGTGAGGAAATCGAAATCAGTTCCCATAAGTTTAGCGGGAATTTCGACCAGTGGAGCGAACACAAAGAACAGATGGTAACGTGCGTGAAAGGCAAGGACAAGATACTTGTTTCTCCGATTATCAATTGGACGGAACGTGATGTATGGGAATTCCTGAATAAGGTGGTGAAAGTACCACACTGCAAGCTATACGATGAGGGATATAAACGGATTGGCTGCATTCTTTGCCCGATGTCGAACTATCGTCAGAAGATAAGGGATATGCAACGCTTCCCCCATGTAAAACGTAAATGGATTCAGACCATACAAAAGCTCATTGATGCCGGGTATCTCAATCGTAACTTTACCAATGCAGAATTCGGTTTTAATTGGTGGATTAGTGACAAGTCTTTTGACCAATATTATGCAGAGGAAGTGCTACAAGGGAAGATAGATTTTAGCGAATAGCAGAATGTGCCAATGAAAACAGTTAAACTTTCCAATTTAAAAGTAGACGACCTTTTCATCCATAAAGGAACGGTGTACGAGATTATTACAAAGAGTAAGTGGACTTCCCAATGTAGGTATCTAAATGATAAATATCGCTTTGGTGGTTGGTGTCAATACTTGTATTGTGATTTTAGTAATTACACAAAAGTGGAAATTTAATATTAGCATATTGATTATGAAACGAAGAATAAAAGAAAAGATGCAGAAACACCCGCACAGATACAAATTGCATCAGTATTTGAAGTATGCCCACCAATGGTGTTTCGCTCTGACATATAAGGGTAAACTATACACGTTGTTAGACGATGGTAGAATTGTAAAGGAGAACAGTTGGTTATGAAGCATTTAATTGATGCCATTATAAAGAAATGGTTCTGTTGCCACGAGTGGGAATACTTATTTGAAAGGAGAGTTGAAGTTGTTGATGATTGGGGCGATAGCAGTTGGTACACCGTCCGTCACTATTTCTGCAAGAAGTGTGGTAAATATAAGAAAATTAAAAGTCATTGATTATGAAACAGACAACAGAAGAAGTAGCCAAACAAGGAGCAGAAGGATATAATATAGTTGGGCAGCATATTTATAAATCCGGATTTATTGCCGGTGCGAACTGGCGTATCAATAGCGTATGGCATAGTAACAATCGAACGTATAAAGCGCAAAAAACAGCTTTGGTTATATTCAAAAACGGCAAATCCAAGGTATATGATAACCTCACTGATCTGACAATCGAAAGTCTTTGGGGTGAGGTAGATAGATTTGCTTACATCGAAGATTTACTACCTAATATAGAGGATTAAATCATGAAACCAATTTTGCTTCAAGCAAGTTGGAAAAGATTGTGAACTACATAAATCAGAACATTCAATAAGGATAAGTTATGAAACAGACAGTAGAAGAAGCAGCCCGCACTCATTGGAGTGAAAGTACATATAATAAAGATGCAGAGCTTGCCTATGATGAAAGAGACAGTATAGCTATCAAGGCATTGGCAAAATCGGTTGCATTACGGGCTTTTAAGAAAGGTGCAGACTGGCAAGCAAAGCAATCTCCGTGGATAAGCGTTGAGGAACAGTTGCCAGAAGAGGGGCAAAAAGTTTTTGTTTTGGTGATGTGTTATGGCACACCATGTATTCGAGAAGAAAAGTTTTGTAGAAATAGCAATTTAGATAAAAAGGGAATGTGGATTCACGGAAACAGTATCGTGCTGGCATGGTTTCCCATCCCCTCTTTCGATGAGATACTCGAAGCCAACAAGGATGTACTGGAACGGATTAAGGAGAAAGGAGTGAAAAATGAAATATCATAAAGTAAAGAAAAAGCAAAAATTTGAAAGGGTTTGTTACAACTGTAAGCATTATTATAAATGTACTGACAGATTTAACAAAGATACTATAAACTGTGATAAGTTCAAATTTAAAGCTTTATGCAAGAGTGTTTAAAAAGGAGTGAGAAATGAAATCAAAACAAGTATTATCAGTCGAACAGACGAAACATTTGCAGGAGCTTGGACTGGATACAAGCGATGGAAGCATGTGTTTCGAGTGGAATGAATCAGATTCAGACAACATGGTTGTAACCTCTCCGGATGCCGATACGAATTACGACTATTATCATGAAACTTACACTTTGCAGGACATTCTTGACAAGCTGCCGAAACGTATAGAAACAGAAGATTATGAGTTTGAATTATACATCTATTACCATGAAAACGGCGTCAGCGTATTTTACGATGATGGTGATATTACTCAACTTGCATTCTTTAGTAAGCCTACACTTCTGGAATCAGCCTACGAGATGCTGTGTTGGTGTATTGAAAACGGGTATATTAAAACTAAAGAATAGTTATGAAAGCAAGAATAAAATCAACCGGAGAGATTGTAGAAGTTGAAGGCTTATTCGACGTTGGGACTGCCTTAGTGAATGGTAGGTATTTCAAAGTGTCAGAACTCGACTTCTTTGATAATTTTGAAACTATTGATTGGGAGCAAAGGCGTTATGAATTGGCGAAAGCTGCTATGCAAGGGTATTGTATTGCTTTAGGAATAAACGATGACAGTGAAACTTATGATGATATTGCAATAGGTTCCTTGAGAGCAGCCGATGCACTAATAAAGAAATTGAAAGGAGATTAATCATGGAAGTAAATAACGGAATAATAATAGACGGAGTGCTGCATGAAGCGGTGCAAGATAATATTCATTGCGCCTCATGCTCTCTGTACGAGAAATGCGCAGAGGTGAACTACACAGTATGTATAACCAATTTGTTTAGCTGTGGCGGTTTTATCAATCGTGGAAAAGTGACAGATATTAAGATAGATAAGGAGGAGTGGACTATGACCGAAGAACTTGTAACATTAGAGATAGCGAAGCTGCTGAAAGATAAGGGCTTCAATTGGAAGTGTGAACACATAATAGGCTGCAATAAGGTTATTACAAAATATGACCTTCCGCAAAGTATGTCGTGTTGTACGGAAATAGATGGCGAATCAGTTGAATTTTTGTGTCCAACATTGTATATCGCCCAAAAGTGGCTGCGTGAAACCAAGAAGCTACACGTTGAAGTATCCTATATGTATGGAGACTATTGGATATATGATATACTAACAATACCGAACCATGATTTAGTGGGATTATCCGACAGGCCTTTGGTGCATTATAAAAGCTACGAGGAAGCACTTGAAGCCGGAATACAAGAAACTTTAAAACTTATATGAGAATGGACCCTGTTGTAAATGATGCTTATAGGCTTAGAAAACTTTTAGAAAAAGCAACGGGGCTAAAAGTATATAAGTCGGAACTAATAGCCAACTATTTTAATGGCTATCTAAGTATAGTACAAGAGTATAAGAATGAAACCAATCCGCACATTACAGTAGCACAAGGTAGCTGGTCGATAGAAAACGGTGGGGAGTATAAAATTTCACTCTATACACCTACAATCGTTATTAAAGACAAGAAGATGCTTAATACTCGTTTTGTAAAAGATGTAGCCTATAAGATAGTGGAAGCATTAAATAATGAATTTGGAGAAAATAATTGGAATACGTGCAATGAGGAGCAAAAGTGTTGGCTTCCCATGTCTCGAAACTCGTTCTATTTACAAATCCCAAATTTTGAGAAATATTAAAACTTATATGATTATGAACAAAGGAATTTACACAAAAGAAAATGTAGGTAATGGTGTATTCATCTTTACCGTCAATAAGAATTTTGTAGAACCTAAATTTTGGGGACTGCATGAAGAAAACGAACAGGCACAATGTGTAGTTATTATCCATGATGGCAATGCTTTATTATTCCATCCGGAAGATATGGATAATGAAACCCATATTCTTCTTGGTTTGGAGAAAGAGCAAATAGGAAAGATATATCCAACCGCAGAAGAAGGTATGAAGGATACCGATGGAATAGGCAATACCAAAGCATTAGCTGCATCCGGAAGCGAAATTGCCGAGAAAATCATAGCATTGGACTTATGTGGATTAAGTTGGCACATTCCGACACTACAAGAGAGTGTCTTAGGGCATGAACATAAGGTTATGCTGAATACTGCCTTAGCTATCTGCGGAAAACAACCAGTGAAAGATAACTGGTATTGGTGTTCTACGAGAAGAGAAAATAAACGCAATTTTGTTCTCGATTGGAAATATGGTAATAGGAACTACCTCATTCAGTCCAATCTCAATTGGGTTCGCCCCGTATCCGCTATCTCTCTTAATTCACTTTAACCTTATAAAAGAAAGAACAGATGAATCTAAATGAACTGCGCGACCGCGCCTATAAAACCGCTTGCGACCACGGTTTCCACGATGAAGAATTGAGTAACGAACATTGCCTTTGCCTTGTAATATCCGAGCTTATGGAAGCCGTGGAAGAGGATAGAAAAGGGAAACGGGCCAATGTTGATTGGTATAATAAGAAGATAGCCAATAGCCGTATTTGCCAGGGGCTGGTTCCAGGCACTCCCAAGGAGATAGGTTTCGAAGTTGCATACAATGAAACTATCAAGGGAAGCATAGAGGAAGAACTCGCTGATGCTGTAATCCGCCTGCTTGATTTGTGCGGATTGCGTAAGATAGACATTGAGGACTTTACGGAAGAAATGCTGTACGAGGCAGAGGAAAGTTGCAATGATGAGACCTTTACAGAAAGTGTATACGCTATATCCACAATTCCCATCAGATATGAGTATGAATACGACTATCCATTAGGAGGGCAATTAAACAGCATGCTATTGGCTATTTTCGGGCTTGCTAAACATTTGGACATAGACCTTATATGGCATATCAATCAGAAGATGAGATACAATGAATTGAGAGAAAACAAACATGGAAAAAAGTATTAAACATTTCCCGTTACGTATAGACTGCCGTACAGTCATATATGTAACAAAAGATAAGCTTACCCCTGAATATGCAGAGAAGAAGCGAAAACTATTCAATTCTATTTCAGCGATTGAAAAGAAGGGTGGAGGATACCGGGTAACAGTTGATGTCGAAGAAGTAAGGGAACTTGTTGTCAGCGGTATGCGCCTGAAAGATATTGCAAAGAAATTGGGAGTGAGCAAAACTACTGTTGATAACTATATAAAGAAGTATGATTTGAGAAATGGAAAAAGATGAAACAGTTTGGACTGATGCGAAATGTGCAGCTCTTCGAGTTGAGTTCCTTACCAGTCGTGAGGAACTCTTTTTGTATGCAAAAGCCATCTATTCCGCTATGATATGGGGTAGGGAGGTGAACGAGCAAAATCGGATTATTCAGGAAAAGAATAACTCTGTAAAATAAAAAAAGGAGAACCAAGCGCACGACCACTCAATCCTCCCTCACACGATTATGATGCAAATATACTATTTACTTTTAAAATAATCGTGTTATGGAGCTGGATTTTAATAAAATCATTCGTCTTAAAAAGATTCGTATCGAGAAATCAGAACTTTCAGAGGAAGAAAATGCCTTGACCGTCCCGATTTTGAAAGACAAAAGCCTTATCCATGAAATCTACAAAATATTCATTGAGTTACTGAATGAGAGAGGATGCCCACCGAATATTGACAGTGTGACCCAGCGGAAGAAGTTCATTTTCATTATCCTGTACCTGTTTTCTCCAAGTTCGCTTGCCGGTGGGAAAATGACAGCTGGGTTACGCGAAGAGATGTCAAGGGTACTTGGGGTTCAGTCCAAGAGCACAATTTCCGACAATTGTGCTGATGTCGTGTTTCTGTATCAGAATTATGGAGATTTCAGTGGGGATATAGAGTATCTTTATGCCGAAATCGTAAATCGGTTAAAATTCAAAGGGCTAATCAATTAATGAGCCGGAGTTTTAATGCTCCGGCTTTATTGAAAATTTAGGTAAGAAAATAGCTATTAGTCTATCAACATAACTATGGATTCTGCCAAGCTCCTCTATGTACTGTGGTGTATCAAACGGGCCACATCCTTCCTCATAATTTTCATGTAGTCCTTCAATTATTTCATAATGTTCAAAAATTAGTTTTACGTTTTCATTGTGCTTATATCTTACATCATAATTTTTTAAGTAATCATATAATGATTGGATTGATGATTCGCAAGAACCATACTCATCGTTGTCTCGATGTATTCTAAAATCATTTTCCATTTCCCTTTTGCAAGTAACAAGCTTTCTTAATAATTCCTTATCTATGCTGTTACACAATTCATTGATGTACTTATATGATTCAAATTCTTTTTGAAGTTCAATTTTGTGTTCTTCCAATGATTTATTATAGCTATCTTTTACAGACTCAATTTCTTTAGTAATCCCTGCAATATCTTCTTTTGTTGCCAAATCTTCTCCTTTCTTTTTGGCGTAAGACTGAAAACACAATAAGATAACACTCCAAACAATGTTTCCTATGAAGAACAGTATTCCAATTATTAAATAGTCCATATTATTCTCCTTTCTCTATTTTAATCTTCTTCCCACAGTGAGGGCAAATAATAGCGTTTTCTTCTTTATCCTCATTCAGTAAGTCAATTATTCCTACATCCAATGCCTTTGCTATTTCACCTAACTTCCCAATAGTAGGGTTACCGGACACGGCGGCATACAGGGCTTGATATGTCACTCCCATTCTTTTAGCAAGGTCTTGCATTGTAATTCCTTGACTTTTGCAGATTTCTTGTACTCTTAACATGATATTCAAATTATAATTTGATGCAAAGATAGGAATAGTTTTCAAATTATACATAGAATATATAAAGAATAGTATCAAAAAATAATTTGAAAAATTTTCTATCAAAATTTGTTTTATTCAAAATAAAATTTGATATTTGCATCATGATAATAAAAACATAGTTTGAATAACAATTAAAATATATAAGATATGGCAACAAAGAAGATTGATGAAGAGAAAACATTGAAATATGCAGTAGCATTTTACTTCTGCACGTCAGGTAAGGTAAACTTCATGTTAGGCAATAAAATGTATCAGCATATAGATACTGTTTATGACCAAAGAGAAGATGGCAGAGGTTTCAATACCTGTGAAGTTGTTTATAACTACAAGGCTCAAAAGTACGAGGTTCTGAATGTAGATACAGAGATAGGCAATAAAGAGATTACAATATTATAAGTTTAACCAGCAGGGCGAAAGCCCTGCGTAATATAGAAGACTATGAAACGGTATTATTTAGAGCTTAACGGGGTATTTGTGAAAGATTCTAATTCTCTTAAAATCATAACAAGACATTATGAAAATTACCGTAAAAAGTATAAAGACGGTTTAATAGGTGTCTATGACAAACAAACAGGTGAATATATATTTTGATTATTTTAAGTCCTAATCCGGTAGCCTTCGGGCTACCACAATATACACGATTATGAAAACAATGGCTTTTTATGTAAATGGTGACGAAATGGTACAAGTTAATTTTGAATCATCTAAAACAGAATGCTTGTTGCTTATTATCAATAGACTGTGTAGATATGCTGCACGCTTTGGATATAATGTTCAAATAGAAATTAGAAATTGATTATGAAAGCAGATTTAGTTTTAGTTATCAGCCCCGAAGCCCCACTGATGAAGCAACTGGGCAAGGTATTGGGTAAGATGGTAACCCCTTATGACTTCTCTACTATAGAGAGGGGTGAAAAGTACATCACCATACAGCATGATGAAACTGGGCTTGTAGTGGCTTATACGAGTGAAGAAAGATTGAATGTGAAAATGAATTAAGAATGAAGAATGTATTAGAATCTTTGAAAGAAAGTGTCAAGAGTGGTAAAATCACAATCAGAGAGGCAGCTATAAAACTGCATAAAGCAGGGTGGACGAGTTTTGTAGACGTGGATAAAACGAAACAATTACTTGAATTATGAACTCAATAAATGTAAACGGTTGCAGCGTATGTCAACCCGGTAAAGAAAATTACACCACCTACACTACCAAATTGAGAGGTAAAAGAGTGAGAATGTACCAGTACGACTACCGTACTGAAAGTGGTGAATTCTTTGCTTGTTGTGCGCCTACCTTAGAGGCGTGTAGAGAAAGACGGGACAAATGGCTTAGTTCACGACAATAAGCCGATTGTCGTGTATAACGATTGAAGATATTTCGTTATCTTTGGTTGTGGTAGTACCTTTGGGGTACTATCGCGGGGTGTAGCAGTGGTAGCTTTTCACTTTGACTTGGTGAAGGTCGGTTGTTCGATTCAGCCCCCCGCAACTATTGAGTATTAATTTAAATTTGACACGATTATGAACATTCTTACATTAAGCATCAAACAGAAGTATTTCGATGAAATCTTGGCAGGCAAGAAAACCCACGAATACCGTGAAATCAGACCAACCAACGCTAAGAAGTATATCACTTACCTATGTGGCGGTAAAGAATATCCGGCTGATGCAGAACTGCCTGAAGAGGGTGAAATAGAATTAAAGCCTATCAAGTACGATGCAATCAAGCTTCTGACAGGTGCATATACAGGTAAACGTCCTTATATTATCGTTGAAGTGAAAGCAGCAGAAGCTGTTATTCTCACAGATGAAAACGGTAATGATATTGTTTACGAACATCAAGGCGAAGAGTATCTTGCTGCACAAATGGATTATACTTTGGGCAAGATATTAGAGAGACATATAGATTGATTTGTTTAACTTTTAAAATTAGAAAGCAGAGTCGCAAGAAGAATTAACAGAGTAGCCGGGCCTCGCAGAAATATGAACGGTGCAGGGGCTGGTGGTAGATTGGTTGCCAGACGTGGCGGTGAAGCTGGTACATCACAGTTGGGGTCACGCAGACAGCGTTATAGTGACCTTCGTACTTCATTTGGTTTAAGTGGTGGTTAGCTATGAGCAAGGTAGAACAAGCGAACCGGTATATAGACCTCATTCGGGTAAAATCGAATGAGGCTTTACTGTTTTTATCACTTGGTAAGGATTCGCTTGTTCTGCTTGATTTAATCTATCCAAAGTTTGACCGGATTGTTTGCGTGTTCATGTACTTTGTCAAGAATTTGGAGCATATTAACCGTTGGATAAACTGGACTAAAGCCAAGTATCCGAAGATAGAGTTTGTTCAAGTACCACATTGGAACCTTACTTATATTCTCCGTGGCGGTATGTATTGTGTGCCAAATCCGAAAGTAAAGCTATTGAAGTTGGCAGATGTGGTAAAGGCTATGCAGCTTACTCATGGAGTTTATTATACATTCTTAGGCATGAAAAAAGCTGATGGTATGAATCGTAGGCTTATGTTGAAAGGGTATGAGGTAAACGGTTACGAGAATAACGGTATGGTTTATCCTTTGGCTGATTGGACACAAAAGGATATACTTGCTTACATGAAGCAACACAATCTACCCGAGCCAGTTCGATATTCATTGAAAGCCAGTTCGGGAGTAGGTTTCAATCTTGATTGTATGCTTTGGATGGAGAAGAATTACCCGCAGGATTTACAGAGAATTTACAAAGTTTTCCCAATGGCTGAAAGAGTGCTTTGGGAGTATCATAATCAACAAAATTAATAGGAGGAATGCCGAGTTAGAAGAAAATCTATTGCACAAATATTTTCACAAAGGGATAGAATATTGGATTCTATAGGAAGAATGGCAACCAATGAACGTGCTCAGAATAGAATATATAGAGTGCGTGGAGCGGCTACAAGATATTCTAAAAATATTGAAAAAATAACTGGAAATGTTCCCGGAATGGTCTTTAAACGATTTACGAATAGGCAATACATGGGTCTAAGCAACGGCTAATATGGAATTATCAAAATACATAAAGAGTGAATCGGTGGAACTTAATCGTTCTGCCATTCACTTTGCGGATTATAATCCCCGAAAACTATCTGATGAATCACGTAAGACACTGAAACGTGGCATCAAGAAATTCGGATTGGTAGGTGGAATAGTTGTGAATAAGCGTACCGGGCTTACCGTAGTCAGCGGGCACCAGCGTTTGTCTGTCATGGACGAATTGCAAAAGTTTCCCGATAACGACTACCGTATTCGTGTCGATGTCATAGACGTGGACGAGCAGCAGGAAAAGGAGTTAAACATTCTAATGAACAACCCGAATGCACAAGGTACATGGGATTTTGACGCTCTTGCCCGTATTGTTCCTGATATTGACTGGAAAGATGCAGGTCTGACCGATGCTGACTTGAATATGATTGGTGTCGACTATCTTTTGCAGACCGAAGAGGAAAACTCTATTGCGGATGCTTTGTCTGATATGATGGTCCCAGTTTCCGAACAGAAAGAAGCCGATAAAGCCGCCAAGCAGTTGGAACGTGCCGAAAAGGTTGCCCACATGAAAGAGGTCAAGCATCAGGTGAAAGAAAACGCACAGAAGCAAGCCGAGAACATGGATGCCTATGTGATATTGTCCTTTGATACCTATGAAGCTAAAGCCGCATTCTGCGAAAGGTTCGGGTATGACCCTGATATGAAGTTCATAAAGGGAGAAGTATTTGATGAACAAATAGAAAGGATTGATTAATTAAATTTAGAAGAAGATTGAGTCAGAAGGAAAAGTTTGAATGAATTAAGTGCACAATTTCGGAGATTAGAGGCGCAGGCTCGTACAATTCAAAAGGGTTATGGAAATAATCCAAGGGCTGCACGTGTTATAAATGCGTTTGAATCATCTATGAAGCAAAGAGGTATGTGGTTTTTCTCTAATCGAAATAAAAGGGTTGGAACGGGGAAATTTGCTTTAAGTAACGGATAAGTTTATGAATAATAGTGAATCTCAAAACAGAAAAGGTAAAGGAGGAAGAAAGCCTAAGTTTGATTATACAAGCGAGGAATTTCTTTCTCTCGTGGAATCGTATGCCAAAAAGGGATTCACTGACAAGGAAATTGCTTATGCCATAGGGATTTTGCCTCAAACATTCTGCGAAAAGAAAAGTGAGTACACCGAAATATCCGAAGTCTTAGCGCGTGGGCGTGCGACAATCAATGCCACTGTAAGGGCTAAATTCCTTGCAATGGCGCTTGGTGGCATAAAAACCAAAAGCACCGTGGTAAGAAAGCTCCGTGATTCAGAGGGAAATTTGACAGGTGAGGACGAATTACAAGTTAGCGAAAGTGAGTTAGCACCAAATTTGCAAGCAATGTCCGTTTGGCTGTATCACCATGATGAGGATTGGAGAAAGATTGAACGCAAACAAGATGAAGATGCTGATATTCCAACAGACATAGAGCACGGCATCAACATTGATTCTTGGATTAAAGACAAGCTGAAATGATAGTACCTCAAGAAATTTACCATCCATTATACGAGGATAAGGAAAAATTTATAATTCTTATCACCGGTGGGCGTGGTTCGGGAAAGTCTTTCAATGCTTCTACCTTTATTGAGCGGTTGACTTTTGAAATGACTCCCGTAGAGAAAATAGTTCATCAGATTCTTTACACCCGTTACACGATGGTTTCTGCCGGTATGTCTATCATCCCCGAAATGATGGAGAAGATAGATTTGGACGGTACCACGAAATATTTCAAGACCACAAAGACGGACATAGTCAATAAGATGACTAAGAGCCGTATCATGTTTCGGGGTATCAAGACTTCTTCCGGGAACCAGACAGCAAAACTGAAATCCATTCAAGGCATTACGACTTTCGTCTGCGATGAAGCGGAAGAGTGGACAAGCGAAGATGAGTTCGACAAGATAATGCTCTCCATCCGTAAGAAAGGGATTCAGAACCGGATTATCATCATTATGAATCCTTGCGATTCCAATCACTTCATCTACAAGAAATACATCGAAAACACTCATAAACTGGTAGAGATTGATGGTGTGCAGGTTCAGATTTCCACTCATCCGAATGTCCTTCATATCCATACGACATATTTCGACAATATCGAGAACCTTTCTCCTGAGTTTCTGAGAGAAGTCGAGGAGATGAAGGAGAAGACCCCGGAGAAATATGCTCATGTGGTTATCGGTCGTTGGGCTGATGTGGCTGAGGGTGCTGTGTTCAAGAAATGGGGTATTGTGGATGAGTTCCCGATGTGGTGTAAGAGGGTCGGAATTGGGCTGGATTTTGGTTATACTAACGACCCTACAGCAGCTATCCGATGTGGAATCATAGACAATGCGCTATATTTGGACGAAGTGGATTACCGTACAGGTTTACTATCTGGGGATATAATTAAGACTCTCCGTCCGTGGAATCTAAAGGTGATAGCTGACAGTGCAGACCCACGACTTATTCAGGAAATCCATAACGGAGGTATCAAGATTTACCCGGTAGAGAAAGGGCAAGGCTCTATCAATGCCGGTATTGACAAGATGCAGGGAATGGATATTTACATAACCAAGCGTTCTTACAACCTTCAAAGGGAGTACAGAAATTATGTCTGGGCAAAGGATAAGGATGGGAACTATATCAACGAACCGGAAGACCATGACAATCACGGAATAGATGCTGTACGTTACTATGTATTGGGTGAGCTTCTTGGTAAAATTCAGAAGCCGAAAGATTTAACAGGAATATTCACACATTAAAAATATAAACTATGCCATTGAATTTAGAAGAAATATTAGCATTGTCTGACATCGGGCAGAAGATAAACTACCTGAAGAAAGGTAGGAAGACTGAACTTCCCGACTGTTGTAAACTTTGGGACGATTGGAATCCGGAACGCCATGAAATTATGGTTGACAAAAAGAAGTATCCGGACAGAAAGGTTCTTGAAAAAGAAGCAGAGAAACACTTCGATGAAAAAACTGGTAAGACTTATGAAATCGAAGCAAAGTATAAGACTGAACCGGTGAACCGTATCTCCATTCCATTGGAACAGGATATAGTGAACATTCAAACAGCTTTCACGGTCGGCACAGAACCGTCTATGGATTGCACTCCAACCGATGATGATGAAAAAAAACTGCTGGATGCGGTAAAGGCTGTATTCAAGTCTAATAAAATCAAATATCAAAACAAGAAGATTGTCCGTGCCTGGCTCTCCGAACAGGAAGCGGCAGAATATTGGTATGTTACCGATGATGATTCGTTTTGGGCAAAGTTTTGGAAGAAAATAAAGACTTCTTTCGGGGGGAAGGTCAAGCCCACCAAGAAACTGAAAAGCGTGTTATGGTCTCCATTCAGAGGTGATAAGCTATACCCGTTCTTTAACGACGAAGGTAAAATGATTGCTTTCTCACGTGAGTATAAAAAGAAGCTCATGGATGATTCGGAGGTCATCTGCTTTATGACTATCACGGACAAAATGGTTTATCAATGGGATTTGTCTAAAGGATATGAAGAAAGAACTCCTTTTGCTCATGGATTCCCAAAACTACCGGTTCTCTATGCTTATCGTCCTGAACCTTATTGCAAGAAGATTAAGACTTTCCGGGTCCGGTTGGAGAAACTGTTATCCAATTATGCTGATTGTATCGACTATCATTTTTTCCCCATTTTGGAATTAATTGGTGAAGTGATAGGGTTCACTGGTAAGACAAAGGATAGAATGGTAAAACTGGAAGGAGAGGGGGCTGGTGCACGATATTTAACATGGAATCAGGTGCCAGATACCGTAAAATTTGAAGCAGAAACACTCACCAATATGGCTTATGATATGTCAAACACTCCAAGAATATCCTTTGAGACGTTGAAGGGGGTAGGCAAAGCATCAGGAACCGCTTTCCGCTTTATGTTCATGGGTGCACACATGGCGGTAGAAAATCACGGTGAGGTTATCGGCGAGTTCTTGCAGCGGAGAGTAAATTTCATTGTTTCCGCTTTAGGCTCTATCAATCCAACCGAGTTTAGCAAGGCATCGCAGACCATTGACATAGAAACAGAACTGGTTCCATATATGATTGATGATTTGAACGATAAGGTTACTACGGCTGTCTCCGCTGTTAGTGGTGGTGTATGGTCAAGACGTGAGGGCATTATGTTTGCTGGGAACGCTGATAGGGTAGAAGAGGAGCTTGCAGAAATCAAGGAGGAACAAGCGGCAAAGAATAACAATGCAGCGTCTCCTAACTCCAAAGGATAATTCATTACTTCATGTTCTTATCGTACTATTGAGCGGAGCTAATTTAGTTCCGCTTTTTTATTGCTAAATTCTATATTGTAGAATATAATCTTTGGAAAAATTTTATAATTCAAAATTAATTCATATTTTTGCATCAAACAAAAGAGGTATGAGGATTGTATCACATAAGAAATTGAAAGAGTTCTACGAGACGAAAGGCTATGAAGATTCACGCATAGCCTTAGAACGTTGGTATGATATAGCGGAAAAAGCTGAATGGAAGAACCTATCAGACATTAAAGTGGATTTTCTTTCTGCTGACTATGTAGGCAACCAACACTACGTTTTCAATATCAGAGGCAACAACTATCGGTTGGTTGTCGTTGTTAAGTTTACAATTGGGTACGTCTTCATTCGCTGGGTTGGTACTCATAAAGATTACGATAAGATAGATTGTTCAACCATTTAAGAGATAGAAGTATGAATAAAGTAACGAAAGAACAGTATGAATTTGCTTTGGCGAGAGTGGAGGAACTTCTGCCATTGGTTGATGACAATACGCCTTCAAATGATAAGAATGCGGTGGAGCTTACAGTTATGTCCGATATTGTGATAGCATACGAAAAAGAACATTATCCGATAGAAAAACCGACTGTTGCGGAATTGATAGAGCTATCCCTTGAAGAGAAAGGGATGAGTCAAAAGCAACTTGCTGGTGAGATTGGAATAAGTCCATCGCGTGTGAATGACTATATTTCTGGACGTTCGGAACCGACCCTCAAAATTGCGAGGTTGCTATGTCGAGTTTTGAATATTCCTCCTGCTGCAATGTTGGGTTTCTGATTAGTTCATAAGAAGAATATTTAGGCGTGATTCCATTCGGTTTCACGCCTTTTTTATATCATTTTACGACAATCGTTTCATTGTCGTGTATCACCTATCTGATAATTTTTCACCTTCTTTATAAATAACGAAATTTACCGTAGAAATTTATAAATCAAATTCATACGGTATGACAATCTTAGAACAAATCTTGGCAGGGCTACAACAGAAATTCGCTGGGGTGGACACTGCTATCTTAACCCGAATCGCTACTAAAAAGGCAGAGGGTGTAACGGACGAGACAAAGGTAAACTCCATTGTTGAGGGTATCAGTTTTTCGGACGTGCTTAACTCCTATGGTGATTTCCGTGCCGGGGATGCTTCAAAAACGGCAGTGACTAACTACGAGAAGAGGCATAACCTTAAAGACGGTAAGCCAATCGAGACTACCACAACCACCAAAACGGAAGAGAATAAAGA